TGTTTGCTTTTGCACTAGCACCTGTTTGTTGTTGAGATGTGGGTGTGCTGGCACCAGGTTTCATGCCATATTCTAAAAGGATGCTTTCTAATGTTTTAACATCTTTAAACTTCATTTTTATCTTCGCTTACTAGTACTTCTATTAAGTTGTCTTAGACGTCTACTTGCAGGATTCAACCTTTTTGTTCTGTTTGCTTTTCTGCTAAGACGTTTACCCATTTTTGCTTTTGTTCTTTTCAACGTCATACGTTTTTTCATATTGATAGGTGCAGAACATTGTGCTGGGTTACTCACAACTCTGCCTTTACGTCTTCCGGTTGTACACCTTACAGCACGTTTAATTTTCTTGCCCATTTTACGCCAAACCATACGGGCTTCAAAAATTTCTTCTTCAACTATCTCATTTAGTCTCATATTTTACCATTTCCTACATGACCAATAACGTGCTTTTGTTTTTGGTCCTGGATTTTCACAATTATGTCTTGCTCTAAAACTTTTACGTCTTTTAGGATTAGACTTTTTAATTCTCATGTTAGGATCACCAAAATTTACTTTTTTAGTATTACCTGTTTTAGGATCTTTAACATATACCTTGAACTTCTTAACATCACCTTGCATAGGTTTATTAAGTTTTACTTTACGTCCTTGATATTCTGCTTCAAACATACCTTCTTCATCGTATGCAAGATATCCAAATTCTTCATGAAAGTCTTGATTGTCCTCTAGTGTAATAGATTCACCAACTAGTTTTCCTCTAAAAGGATGAGGACTTTCATTGCCCATATTAGGTTTTATTTTTTTAGGTTTTTTTGTGTTTGCCTTTACCTGGTCGGCTTCAAATATTTCACTTAATTTCATTTTTAACTTCCAAATACGTTTACTAGTAAACTAACTACTATTGCAATCAGTGTGGTAAAACTTGTACCCACTATTGCAACAAGCCAATTTTCCATTTTGTTTAGTCTGTGCTTTGTATCTTCTTTGAATTCTCTCAATTCTGTCGTAATGCTTTCAATACGAAGCATATCCGCTATGATGTGTGCTTCTAAATTATTGGAATCTGCATAAACTTGTTTTTGCTGTTCCAACTTTTGTTCTGGTTTTGGTTCTTTCATTATAATAGATCCTGTTTAGTAAATTCGGTGTTCACAGTATTTTTTGTATCTATAACACCGCCGTTAAGCACAATTCCATGTAACTCATCTCTTAAAGAGTCTACACTATGAGCACCTGGTATTTCAGTTGCAAACTTAAAAATATATCCTGCACCTGTTAATGTTGGTGCACCATAATTTTGTAGCAAGTTTGAACCTCCTCCATTTAATGCTACTGGATTATTCATCACAGTAGGCATTGCTCTTAATCCTATACATTGAACCACACTTTCAAAATCTTTTTGACTATTGTCATTGTAGTCACCTGTAACTGTTATGTTTAAAGTAGTAAACAAGGTAAAAAATTCTATATTACCTGTTAGTACTTCTATAGAGCCCATTGCTCCACTTCTTGTTAGACTCATTGTGTCTCCTGTGTATAACTGTATTTATCACTTTATGCTTTTGTACAGTCAAAAAAAATCCCCACACAAGGTGGGGATTTTAAAAGTTAATTACTTTTAGGTTACACTACTCTGTATTCTCCAGCAGTTACAGTTGCGTTTGCACCGTTTCCTGATAGCATTGGTTGAATAGCCGCTAGTAATCTAGCCGCGGTAGGGGAACCTTCAACACCAACATGCATTACTGTAGCAGAAATGCTGTTGATTAGTACTGGAGTACAAATTGTTGATAAGCCTTGAACAACTAATTCACCTTTCTGTGCATTACCACTTGAAAAACCGAATTGGCTGATATTGTCAGTACCATCTACTTCATCAATAATGAAGTGACTTAAAGTACCAACCATAAGTTGACTGTTATCAAGAACTGCACCATTTACTCTTGTTTGTGCCATGATAGTCTCCTACTGTATCATTTGCATATTCGTGGTCTCTAAACCACCACCGTTTTAAAGAATATGCTTTGGATAATAGTATTTATGTAAGATTGATAGAAATTTAAAAAGGACTTAAACTGTCACGCCTCTGTTTTTTCCAGTAGGTCTAGTTAAGTTTGAGAATTTGTTGCCTAATTCACCTGCAATGTCTTGACCTCTGCCTATTGCGTCTAATGTATCACCTGCTTTGAAGTTGTATGCGAATTTGGCTGTGTCTATGCCTTTTTTGATTGCGTTTTGTACTGATCCAATACCACCACCTGGGGCATATTTTCTAGCATTTTGATTACCTATTTGAGCACCACGTGTTCTAGCATTTTGATTGCCTAGAGGAGCACCTTGTTTATTACCACCTTGATTGTTACCTCCAGCACTAGCAAAAGAACGTTCTTTATTGACTTCTACTTCTGCTTTATCCGGATTATCTTGATAATACTTCACTGCTTTGTCAACAGCATTACCCACAGATACTTGATTGCTTTTAAAGTATTCTGTTTTTGCTTGTTGAATTGTTGCTGTAAAAGGTATATTAAAGTATTCAGTTTGTCTTGGACCGCCTGGATATGTAAAAATTTTATCTGTTAATTCTTCTTTAGCCTTAACATCTAATTCTCTCATAGACAGTTTTGGACGAACTTGTTGTTTTTCATCTTCTAAAATAATATCTTTAATACGCATAACTGTATTTATACCTTTTTACGACCACTTGCCCAGTAGCCTGCAATAGCACCTATACCAGCACCAGTTTTACTACCTAACTTATTTTTTGTAAGTTTAGGTACAATTTTACTACCCACATAAGCACCACCAACTGTAGCGGCGGCTCTTTTCAATGCACTAGTAGGTTTTTCTTTGTTTACATTATCATATCTTCTTGTGGTTTTCATAGCCATCAAGTGTTGGAATACTTCTGCACCTTTGCCTTTTAATCTAATACGTTGTACTAATTTAGATACTATGTATTGTTTTTGACTGTACTTCAATTGAGGCCAATCCAAAATTAAACGTCTTAACTGTTTGAATTGTGCATCTTTAATTTGTAATTGTTGTTCTAATCGTATCAAATAAGAACTTGCATCACTTCTGCTAGGAGTATATCTAGCAATTTTATTCATAAACATGTAATGCTGTCTGTTGTTAAAATTAAGTTTATCTAATACTTTTCTTTCTTTGTTTTTTAATTTTAATGACTTGTAATTGGGATTATCAACAGCAAATGCCAGCATGTATATATCAGTTGCACTTGTTCTAAAGGCGGCATAAGGACCATATTGTGTTGTTTTTCTTGCGTATGCTGTACCATAATCTTGTTGTTTACTGTCTAATGCAAACATATAAACTGCAAGTGTTTCTAAATATAATAAGTCTGCAATGTCTCTTCCAGTTAGTCTATTGTAACTAGCAGTGAATCTAAACAATCTACTTTCACTGATTTCAGAATCTATTAATTGATACATTTCTGTTTTAGCATTTTCTTCAACTTTGTAAATGCTATACAACACAGGATTTCCATCTATGCCTAAGTCATCATAAGAATGTCCACGTTGTACAGGTTTTGCTTCTTGACGTTCATCAAAATCTCTATAAACATCTTGATAAATCTTGTGTATTTGGTCATCATCGTGCCCATAGTTACATTGGTCAGAAAAACCTTCGTAATGAATAACAAACTTACCCATGTCTGTGTCCACAGTATCTTTGCCAACATCATCTGGAGTAAGGCTTCTTATGAAACTTTGTACTTCTCTTGGTATGTTCATGTTGTTGGTTTTCCTGTATCAAAATTTAATCTGCTAAATTCTAATCTATCTACTATTTTTAAAGCATTACCCATTCTGTCCACAGCAACAAAACCTTCCTCGCCTGTTACTTCAAAACCTTTTTCTGATTGTACAAATGTGTCCATAACTCTAATTTGTTCTAGTTTTCTCACAATTTTTACTTTTGCTTCTATAATTTTTAAATATAAATCGTAAACACTTACAATACTAGGTATATGTTCTCTGATAAATTTTACACCTTGGATCATTAGGTCTGTTTTAGCATCTATAGTTTTTTGTGTTTTAACTTTGTCTATTTCTTTAGTCATAAAATCTATGTACTTTTGTATAAAATCTTTGGCAAATTTAGTTGGATCTTGTTCAAGGGCACCTGCTCTAATACTATTATTTACATGTGCTTTTAGTTGTTGTAAAAAATTTTTTCCTACTAAATCTGTTCCTTGTTGTAGCCATGCAAATGTTTCACCATCTACACTTTTTAAATATTCGTCAGCAACACTAATAGCCTGCATGATGTCTGCACTTTCTTCTGCTGTAAATGTTACAGTACCACTAAGGTCTTTGATAATTGCATCTCTATGCCAAACACCTGTTGCTTTACCTAACACACTACTGTCGAATCCAAACTTTGCAGTAGTATCTGCCAGTGTTGGGCCGCCAACATATTCTGTATGCCACACAATACCAAAATCACTCTTTGCTATGTCTTTTGCAAGTTGGCTTTTAGTAGGTACTGCATAAGTTAATGTGTTTGGTGTAAATGTTAAATAATCTTCACCATCTATGCTTTGTCTTTTTAATGTGTCTTTTGCAAATAAAAAATCACCTTGTGCTACAGTGGACCATTTTAGTTTACTTAACATGTTCAATGCTAACTTTAATTTGTCTTGTAATCCTTCTGCAGGGTGGTTTGATTCTATATCTTTTGTGGTAAAATTAATTTTAGGTTTTCTTGCAAATACACCTTTGGTACCTACAAAGAACTTTCCAGTTTCAGGATCTTTGCCTGCCACAATGGCTGGAGCACCGTCCCATTTTGTTGTCATTGATACTGGAGAGTTTGTACTGCCGTCTAACATTTCATGTAGACTGTACAAATAGTTTATTGCTTCTTTGGCACCGTCATATCCTTTATTGAATATGTTATCTTCTAAATGCTCTAAATGAGTATTCTTGCCTTCTGCTTCTGCAATAGCACTTTCTGTTAATATACTAGTAACAAGAGGTTTTGTGAACTCTTGGAACTTCATACTAAACTCCTGCTAGTTTCTTCAGTTCTTCTAATTCAATGGCTTCATTTAGTTCATCAATTACTTTAGTTGGAACTAATAAAACATCAGCACCTTTCTTTTCTGATATCAAAACCTTATAACCACATTGTTCCCAAGTGATACCATTTGCTTCAAAAATTGTATTTAGGGCATCATATGATTCTTTTGCCATTGCTCTAACTTTTGGCATAAACGATCCATACCATTCTGGTTCAGTTTTTTTCAAAGGAGAGTTTTTTAACATAGCACCAAATTGAATTGCATAATCATCTAAGCCGGATATGTCAGGTCGTTGCTTTTTAAAAGCCGCTAATTTATCAATCCATTGTTTAGCATATTCAATTTTTTCTGAATCAGTTTTAGCAACTTTAAACATTGTAAGCGGTTCTTCCAATGCAAATCTCAACTGTCCATTATGACGGTCTCTGATGTCTCCACCAGTTTTTTCTGGTGCGGGACCTTTTTTCAACACATTAGCCATTGCTCTACCAATACCTGCACCTGCTACTGCACCAACTTTTTGTGCCGTACTTGCATCTGGGTCCATTCTTGTTTTACTAGCAAGTGGTCCACCAATTGCTTTATTAATTGCATCTGCTCCGGCTTGCTTCATTTTTTCTATTGCACCAGGGCCTTGTCCTACACCTTTTGCAATGCTTGTAAGTTCCATAGAACGAGCATCTTTTGGTGCAAGTGGGTAAACACCTTTAACAGGTTTAGCATATTGAGTGTCAAATGTTGTTGTTCCATCTTTTTCTTTTTTGGCTTTTACACCATCTACTTCCATCCATTGACTACCTTTATCGGTTTTTTCCAATCGATAAAATATACCATCTGGATGCTGTACCACTCTACCAACCTTCATGTCTTTTCTGTGTTTGGCAAAGTCACCGTAAACACCAGTCTGTTTGGATTTTTCTATATTATTTTGGTTTTGTTGGGCTATTGCTCGGTTAATTGCATTTTGCTGTGATTTTGCTAATACGCCACCTGCTGTTTTGTTTCCTAGTTTATCACCTTTATCAATTTTCTGCTTTGAACTTTGACCTTGCGGTATTTTTCTAGGTGCTTTTGTTCTGGTGAGTGTGTCATTTGGTCCTATTTCTCTTTCGCCGCCTTTCCTGCGGTTTCTTTTGCTTGATCCTGGCATGACACTTCTAAATTGATTATTAGATTTTGCTATTCTGCCTGCTCCTGGGGAGCCGTCTTTTCTATATTGATTACTTCTGGAACCTGGCGAATTACCTCTACCGACGCCTGGTGCTTCTACAATGTCACCACTTTCTGGTGCATCTACTATATCATTAAGTTTCATTATTACTCTCCGCAACTATTTTTTTAATGCCACGAGAGAATTTTTTTGAATCACCTGATTTGATAGAGTTAATAAGTCTACGTTCTAAGTCTAATGCCTCTTGAGGACTATATGACTCACGTAGTATTGCTTTGATATTTTCAGCACTACTGACTAAATGTTCAACTCTATTTTCGAGAACATGGTGGCGACTTCTGTCTACACTGATAGAATTTAATTCTTCTAAAATACTTCTCGATTTTCTTTCTGACATTTATTGTTTCCTATGTTATATGCATATTTATCTTTTATAGGTCATTTTTCTTCATGAACTCCTGCATATTCAGTGCTGTACTAATAGTATTTGTTGCATCAGTGTCCTCTGTTTTAACAGAACCTGTGCGTTTTAGTTGGTCAATCAGTGTTCCTGTAGTCATTGTCATTGAATCTTCATCTTCTTCATCCAAATCCTCAACTCTAAGTGTATCAGGATTAAATTTTAAGTCTACTTTACTGCCAACACCACTACTAGAACGTGTTTTCATAAACTGTATTTGATATCTGCCACGTTCTCGCATAGCATTACTTGTAAATATACCTACAACATTATCTGCTGTTTGTATTTTACTAATACCACCTGCAATATGATGGTGGTCAAATTCTATTTCTTCTACTGCACCTCTATTCAACTGCGATGCAGTAACAAATAATGTACCACTTTCAACTGCTAAATTACGCAACTCCTCAGATACATATTTGTCTTTAATAAACAAATCACCTGGACTTACTTTAGCACTAATAGGACTCATTAAATCCAAATAG